TTGGTTTAGTTCATCGCCCTGCAACCTTCCCGCTGTGGCAACTTGGCCGTAAGCTCTCGCAATTTGTGTAAGTGGTGTGTTAGTCGCAGCCGCTGCATCGCCCAATGATTTAAGCGTTGGGATGAGATTATCCGCATCAATTCCCATTGCCAACAATTGCTTTGCTCCAGTCTCGACCGTGTCGAGTGTAAAAGGTGTTTTTGTGGCAAAATCCGACAACTTTCGCAGCATGTTAGTACCAGCCTCTGCCGACCCGAGCATGGTATTGAAGGCAATAGTAGTCTGCTCGAAGTCAGCCGCCTGTTGTAAGATAGCTTTACCCACAAGAGTAGCGGCTGCAACAACGGCCGCCCCCATAATAGTGGCACCGGAACGGATTTTATCGAATGCTTTCGATGCTCCTTGGTCTCGGGCTTCAATGACTATCTGTACCTTTTCCTGTGGCATAGGCTTTTTTGTTTTGGCGGGCTTCGTTCTTCATCGTCTCTTTAAGAACCAAGATGAGTGCTTGTACACGGTGAGCGTCATACTCCAGCCAGCCCATGCCAAACTTTTTTGACATGTGAAAGTCTAAAATTGCGTCATCAGTAACCTCTCCTTTGCCTCGGCAAGCTCTTATGACGTTCGCTATTCTTTTTTTTGGAGTCCCAAAGACTCCAAAACAGCCATCTGGATTTTGCTGAAATCTCCTAATGACAATGCCTCAACATTTTCTGGCGTTATAGGTAGAGTAACCCCCTCGTCGTCGTCCAAATTCCATGCGACAACACACTTGGCAATCAAACCGATATTCATATCCTCTGGACTGTCCTTGCTTTGTTGTGAAAGCACTCGTGCTTCCGCATAAGAAACTTTAGGGGCAACGTCTACAAAGTAATTTCCAGTAAGTTCAATTTTTCGTACGTTGGATTCTTTTTCTAAACTTTTTTTGTATCCCATATCGGATTTTGTTATGTCGGATTTTTATAGAGGGGGCGGGTAGGGGTCGATACTACCCGCCTTCCTCTCTGGGGATTATCCGACAAACCCCAGTTATTTAATAACTTGTGATTCCGTTCCTCAATACCACTCGTGCAGTAACGCTTTCGGTTTCATCAAAATAAGCGTCGTACTCAATCTCCTCATTTATCAAGTCCTCCTCGGAAAGATTATCGGCAAACGGGCGATAAAGTGTATTCGGAAAATCTACACGAAGCTGATCTTTTTCGTTTGCGTCTCGACCGCCTGTAAGGTTAGTTTTACCCAAGATGGCCACTGATACGGTTCCGCTAACTCCAGTAGCAGATAGACCACTCAATGCATCAATAACACCAGCCACGTCATCAGCTCTATTGTTCCCAGCTGTGGCATTCGCTAATTTAACAAGGATATTATTCCCTGTCTTTTCTGCCTGTAAGGTGTCCGAGCTATTAGTTGTGATTGTTACGTTGAAGTCATTGCCACTTTCTCCGGCAGTGTCAGCAGTAACCACAACAGCACCCGGCTCTGTTCCGATTGTTAAAGTGGCTGATACGGCACTATTGGTATCAATGGTTCGTCCATAATGACGAATGCGTGTGGCAACTTTGCCTTTTTGACGCATGTCGTCGATAAACTCGGGTGTCGAGTAATAATGGGAGAAATTGCCCTCTGCAGTAAAGTCTTTTGCCCAAATAGCGGCAGGGAAACGGTCGGCAAGATTTACGCCTCGTGCGGTGTGCCGTTCTTCTAGCGTATTAGCAATAGTAACGCCCCAATCTTCCGCATCAACTTCGGTGATGTTATCAATCGCATTGTAATTGTCGTCTTCGGCTCGCACGCCATAAGTAGAGCCACCAATCCAGATAAGATTGTCACTGAGTGTGTATGTAGGGGTAGAGCTTTGAATAAACAGCAAGTCTCCAGCAGTAGCGGCCACTCCTTTCGAATCAACAAGCACGCTAGTTTCTAAACTGGCACTAACGACACTATGTGTCATTATATTGGCAGTTTGAGCCGTTTTACTTCTAACTTCTAAAATATCGCTAGTTGTAAGGCCTTTGGTTTGGTCAACATCGTAACCAGTCGAGCCGATAGGTTCATCGGAAGTCAAGCGTGCGTGGTCAAAAATTCCCAAGGCTTTAATGGCCACGGTACACATGATTTTGTTGTCCTGTTGGTTAATCTCCACTTGGTCTACATAAGCACCGAAAACACGGCGAACGTGTGTCTCGCCTGCTTTTTTAATATCCATGGTATAGCTTTTGAGTGTTGTTGCAGGCTCAAAAACGTGTTGATACACCTTACCGCTTGCAATAGTAGACGTGGTAGGAGCACCCAATACCATCTGTAGAAAATGCCCCACGGTATTTGGTTCCACGCAAAAAGTGATAGAACCCTCAACAGTGATTTTGTCATGGACGCTTCGTAATTTTGCGTCACGCTTACCACTGATTCCAGTAACAGGTTGTCGGCCATACTGAGCGACAACGTCTTCACTAATAAGTTCGGCGTAAACGGAAGGTTTGACTGGTGTCCCTGCGGTTGTCTCTTCTCCAATCGCTAGGTATCCAAGTCGTGAAAATGGATTTGCACTCATACGTTTTTAGGTTTCTTTGTTTTTGGTTCTTGTTTAGGTCGCATGGTAACAATTTCCGTGTTTCCACGCTTCTCTGTCTCTATTCTATCATGGCTAGGCTTTGACATACATTTTAGCGATTTGTTCGATTATTGAATCGTAGTGTCATCTCGGATATAAGCAACGTACCCTCTGGCTCTATATCGTAGTTTATAGTAATTTCGTCATTGAATAATGCCCAAGAATCAAGCGTAAAGTTGTCTCGTATAACTCCAAGAATAGTGGCGTTTTTTACTCCCCCGTCTGCATTCCTATCTTCGAACCATTCGTAATGTTGAACGGTACTATCGCTTTGAGTTTGATTACCCGTAACATTATTAAAATATTGTTTTATCTCATCAACGATTTTGATTTGCACACTAAAATTGTTGTTGTCTCGCACGGTTCCGCTTCCTTGGTTCGTGATACTGGTGGAAATTCCGCTAATAATAAGTGCGGGCAAGGACTTGTTAGGTATTTGCGTTAAACGTCCAGCACCCACGATGTACTTTTTGAACGTGGTCGTAAACTGTGCTTGTAGTAGTGTGTTTAATTCGTTGAGTAAATCCCTCATATTCCTTTAGTGAATATGTGTTTTAGAATCATGGGGGCAATTTTGCCTTTAAGTTTTAAGGGTAATCCGACAATTTTACGCATAGGCATTTTTTTTGTGCCTTCATTGTGATAATGAGCGTAACTGGTAGGGTTAGCAATAGTAACGGAATGGGGTTTGATGTTCGTAATTTTGTAGGCATTACGCAATTTTCCTGTACGCTCTAACATGGGTTTACCCCCAAAACCTAGACGTGCCTTTTGTGCGATTGTACTTGGGGCAAGAGAAGCCCAACGTACCCCAATTTTAGCACCGCTTGCGGGGTAATTAGAGACAAACTCGTTGATGGCAATATCTCCAACCTTTTCGAATACATCTCGTAAATCTTCTATGTTGTTGCCGTATTCCTTCATTTGTCGCTGGAATACACGGTCATCAATCGTTACCTTGGCCATATAATTAAAAAACCTGATTCATTCCGAACTTACTCGCCGTGCTAGAACTATCTTGTGCAACTTCTGTTGTATCACTAGCAACGGCATTTGGCTGTGTCCTAGACGCTAGTGCAAGCTCCAGTCCAGTAGTATCTGAGATGATTTTTAGTTTTCGTTTCTGTACCTGTTCCAAAAATCCCATTACTCGGTCAATTCGTGTCTCTGAATCCTTATCGGTTCCGTCTGTTTCAACTCCGTACTCATCGGACAAAACAAAAGCTGCAGCAAGTTCTGCACTAAAGTTCAGAATAAGGCTAGGGACTTCGGCAAGTGGCAAGGTATAAACATCGTAAATTTTGCCATTGATAATACTGTTCGCCATATCAAGCTTTGTCTCGATTGAAGCGGTCGAAATATCAAGGTTCCCAACAATGCCAGCGAATATCCTAACGTCCGATAAGGAGGCGTACATATCTCTATTTTTCTTTTATTATATGAAGGTTCGTGGAACGGTCGGACATTTCCATCAGTTCGCTTGCGTTCTTCATAGGTTTTTTCTTGATGCCGTAGTTCCACATCTCTGGCCATTCTTGCGGGGCATTCTTGATGTGCCTTTTGTTCTCCTCGTTCATTCGATACACCATATCGCCGTAAGGGAACCCCTTGACGTGTCCGATAGGTATTGAGGGGTCGCACCAGATACGAAATCCGTAGTCTTTGGCCTTCCTGCAAAGATTAAGGTCTTCAGAAAGGAAATCACTATAACTATACCACGGTTCTTTGATGGCTTCGAGTACAGAACGCTTAATAATAACAAAAGCAGAACCGCAAGCATCAATCTCGAACAGTCTATCTCGTGGCCAATCTCCGATAAACTTGTATTGTGGATTATTGCCAGTTGCCTTTTTGAAAATACACGGCTCAAAGTTTGGTACTTTTCTGTAACATACGGCCGTACAGATATCTACATTCTTGTCCTGAATGTTTTGTATCATCTTTGTAATTGCATCAGGGGGGAACGTCATGTCCGAATCAATAAACATAATCCAGTCGCCTTCCATTTGTTTGACGATATTGTTGCGTGCTTGCGTAACAGCACTGCCATAGTTCATAACCAGCTTAACGTTTGCTGGAATTTTTGCACTCAAAAAACTGTGGACTGTTTCACAAGGGAAATGGTCTCCGTGTGGTGTTCCAATGGTTCCAAGACATTTAGGCGGTAACGGTGGGGCGGTTAGCGTATCTT